TAGTTGACATGGATTCCATGCACTTAATACCATTCGTCTAGTCGTTCTAGTTACAGGATCAGAGCTTTTTAGTATATCTATTATTTGCTGAAGCTGATCTACACCTTTTCCACTATAGTCAACATTGCATCCCATATACGGAGCATTAAAATGACGCCACTGATGTCCATATACAGGCCCCAAATCTCCTTCTTTATTATTATACAATCCTCTACTATCTAAAAAATCTCGCGATCCATTACCATCCCATATATGCACACCTTGTTCTTGTAGAATTGTATTATCTGTTTCTCCACGAATAAACCATAGTAATTCTTTTATACATGTTTTCCACGCTGTTCGCTTTGTTGTCAATATAGGTATTTTTCCTTTCTCTAGCGAAAATATCATAGAAGCCCCAAATATAGATTTAGTCATTCCATTACGCCCGATTTCCATAGTGCCACATTCCAGTATATCGTGAATAAGATTTAGATACTGATATTCCTCATGTTCTTCGTGTTCATTTAATATATTATCATTTATATAATTACATTTCATATTACCTTTAGTAAGTCTTTTTAGCATTGTTTTTATTACTACTCAATATTTATTTATTTAATTATTATATCTTTAGTATCTTTTATTATTTGTATTATTTTATTTAATTTCTTAATATAATTCATATACAAAATGGACGATGATAGTGTAAAACCAATTACTAATCAGGGATTTTTTACATATGTATTTAAATTATCAAAATTTAAACAAGAGGATCTTATGAATATTGTTCAATATTCAATATTGTCTATCATACCCGTTATACTATTTGTTTACTTTACAAAAAAATATTTCCCAACCGTAAACGAAAATGATGCATCATTATATATATTCATTATAACATTCATCGAACTTATGTTTATGATTGTTGGTATATTTTTTATAGATAGAATTATTAACTATATACCTACATATAGCGGCAAGTATTACGAAACTATTAACTTAACAACCATTATTATTATTTTCATACTATTCATGCTTATAACTCATGGAGGATTTAGAGATAGAACGCGAATACTACTCCGAAGATTCGATGATTGGTTCACAATTGATGATATTATTGCTAAAAAATTAGGAATGGTTCCAAAACCATTTAATATGTTTAGCGATGATATTGAATTAATAGATATTAATTCCAAAAATGGAAAAGGTAGAAAAAAACCAGGTAATGGTGGCGGCGCTGCATCTGCATCTTCTGCAGCATCCGGTGGTGGTGGAGGCGGAGGTGGTGGACAACAAATGTCTCAACAATATGCTACACCCGCCCCTTTACCCATTCAAGGGCCCGTAATGCAAAACCCTATGCCCAATTATGGCGGTAATATCCCCGCTCAACAAGCCCCTATGTATTCAAATCCGGCAAACTCTATGGCCGGCGGCGCTTCACAGGGTATGGATGATATGTATATGGAACCAATGGCAGCTAATGCCGTTTTAGGAGGCGGATGCTCTTGGTCTTCATGGTAATAATATGTTTGGGGGTGGGGGTGATACAAATATACATCCTAAATTAAATATATATTGTTGTTTTTAAGTAGTTTTTCATTAATAACCACCCAAATTAAACAACAATATATTCACAATGTTTTATATCACCTACAACAAAACATCTCTCTTAGAAAAAATATAATACCATTTTCATTCATCTCCTTCTTGTCATTTAATACCTTATGATGAGTTATTAAATGATTATATTTTACATAATCGTCATACGATCGAATCGTCGTATATGGTAAACGCGGACTATATACTGTGTCGTAATATAACTCGCCACTAGTTGTTTGCTTTAATACATTGGACGTTTCCTGCATTCTCTGATATACTACTTCATCTACTGGTGGTTTATTAACATCCTCGAAAATATTATAATATGTGAAACTCTCAAAAACCATTGTGATTGATTGAATAGCGAAAGGGTATATTATTTGTTTGTCTTTTACACTTTACATATATTATTAATTTTACTTTATATGTTTTTTATAAATAACTACTCCATTCCTAAATTTTTTTATCTATCAGTATTTCTTTTCCAATATTTTTTATTATTTTTCTTTCATAATTATTGTAGTTCTCAATCGGTTCGCATATTGAACGCATCATTGTTAAATATTCAATTTGTTTTCTTTCCGTCTCTATCCAATCAGGATTATCTATCGCCCATTGTTGTAATGCTGTTCTTTCCTTATCTGCTATTTTTACAATCGTGCTTTTCATCATTTCGTGATTCTCATCTTTCTGCCATTTGTCTTCATCTTTTATATACATGATGTCACGTTTTATATCTGTGCAATGAATCGGCCTTTTATGAATATCCAACTCTCTTAGTCCTTTTATTAAAACATCAGTTATACCACGTGTTATACCATTTGTCTTTGAAAATAGTAAATCCTCTAATGTTATTTTAAGTGAATCTATAAAATCTGATATATTTAAAGCATCTTTACACTGCTCGTTCAAAAATACATTCAAATTAAAATTGTTAGTTGTATTATTATTTGTTGTATTACCTATTTTCGGTATTATACTATTTATCGTCTTCATAAGTTCACCATTCTGTTTGATTAAATCCTTAACTAAATCCTTCAACTCTTTATCTGTAGCAGAGTCTATTTTTTCATTTATTTTTGTTTCTAAAATAACACCATTGGTTGTATCCTCATAATCATCCTCGTCGTATTTAGAAACACTCGCATTATTTGTGGTATTGTAATCGTCTTCTTGTGTTACAAAATTTGACTTGTGTGTTTTGACAGCATCACATATTCTCTTATGCCTTGCTAGTCCTGGACGATACTTATAATTATTACCACATATGCATATAAATGTTTGCAACTCACGTTCAGGCGTTTTTTTATTACCATTGGTTACCATTTTATGCTTCATAGTCTCAATGTGTCTACTGTAGTCACTTTTTTTACAGCATATGAAGTCACACTTTTTGCACACAAAAAGTGGCGTTTTTTTGGCGTTTTCTTGGTTACCCAATTCCATTTATATATGGTAATATAAAAAACGCCTAAACCCTTTTCATATAATATATATATTTTTAAAAAAATTATCGTAACAAAATTTTCAACTTAAAAAACAAATTTAGAGCATTATGCTCTGAGTGGCATTTTCATCGTTTTTTTTAAATCTAGAACTGGTTTTTGAAAAAAGGACATTTATAAATGTCCATTTTTGGAAAATGGGGGTAGAGAGTTGAAATTTTCATACATCATCACTTATTCGGCGTCCGCCCTGCCATTTTCGCGGGGTTACCTTTATGCTTTGAATATATTTTTTCTTTATTTATATTTAAGAGCATTATGCAGTGGATGCGAAGATCGCGATAATTTCGCAAAAGATGGGTAAAAACTTGGGGAGTATGTTTTCATAAAACAAGGTTGGTGTTTTTTTGGGGGATGTTTTTGGAATTCGTCGCCCTGAGAATTCATTTTATGTCCCAAAATTTGGGGTTCTTGTTTTATGGTTTTTTTTCGATATAAATTATGCGTTTTTGGGGGATCTTTTGTATTTTGGTTTTTGGTATGTTTTATATAATATGTCCTTTTATATGAAATGTCAATTTATGATTTTTATATTGGAGTTTTAGTGGATACATATAATTTGGTAATAAATGGGATATTAAATATTTTTAGTAATTATGCTAACTATTTAAATAAAATTCTATTATAGATATATACACATTCAAAGATAATATTATAACATACATATATACACAAATGAGTTTAAATGTTGCTGATTTGCTGAATGCACTCGATAATGAAAATAATACAGGTGTTTCAGGATTAACATCCTCGAAAATAAAAAAAGAAAAAAATGATATTCTTCAAAAATTGCAACTTTCTGGTAAAGAATTAAAAGATTTACATGCACGCCTTAAAAATTATCGGTATATTAATGAACTAAACGATTTGCAAGTAGGGCGATATATACGATGGATACCTTTAAATGCAGAAACAGCCGAAATTAAACTCACAAAAGGTGCCATTCTTGTGAATACATTTTTAAATGATGATGGTGCATGTCTAGTATGCCGTAATATATACCGACGTCCTATTATTGTAAAATTCGATCAAGTTCTCATTTTTCAAAAATTATCAGAACAAGAAGAAATTCTTATCGCCGCTATCGACTTCCTCGATAAAAAATAATAACTTGTCCATTTCATTTACTACTTTAAATAATATCCCTTTACATGAGATTTTGCATAACAGTTTGTAGCATAGTGCCCCTTTCTTCCACAACGAAAACATGTATTACTTTTATATACTTTACATGAACTCGCATGTTCGTAGTAGTTACATTCACTTTTAATTATTTTACCACATTTATCGCAAACATAACCTATACCATCATCATTATCATCGCTATCATCATTATCATCGCTATCTTCACTATCATCATCATTATCGGTTACCCACACATCATCGTCGTCGTCATCATCATCGCAACCTTTTTTATTTTGTTTATAGTATATACACTTTGCAGCGAAGTGTCCCTTTTTTCCACATTTTAGACATTCATCCATTGCGCCTCTAAGTTCATCACTTATTGACTGTATTTGATTTTCTGTAAGTTCAACTTGTGTATATGTTCCTCCTCTCACATTTTCAATACCATATTTTAACATATATTCTTTCGTTATTTTATCTTCTTCAAATGGTGATACATTTTCTATTGTTTTTTGCAACTTTAATGGTTTATATTTTTTCGTCCAACAAGAACCATTTCCTTCAAAATGTTCTATACATCTTTTGAAAACATCATTGCTTTTACCAATGTAGTATTTTCCTTTCTCGAGGAGAAGTACGTATATATTAGTGTTTGACATTAAAAACTAATATATATTTTTAGTTGTCTCATAAAATTCAATTTTATATATCAAAGTATTTATCATAACTTCTCGAAATCTTCATCTTCGTCATCCCCTATTACCGTTCTGCTCATTTCATATAGTCCATCACATGTCGTCATCGCTGGTGAGCACTTATATAACCACGATGGTGCAACTTTCTCCTTTTGTTCTGTAGCTTGTTCATGGACTGCATGGTTCAAAACCTCAGCTGCAACCTCACCCTCATCGCCGTAGTTTGCAAAATATTCTTCTACATTTTTCCACGCCTCCAATCCGTCATCCTGGACGCACACTTTATAGTCCTCGCAAAAGTTCGAATAATCCGGTATATCATCTGCACGCGAAAAAGCCGTCAATGAACATCCACCACCTCCACATCCATACTTTATTATATATGTTAGTGTTTTATCACAATCCTCCGTTTGATCACTCGTTTGTGCAATTATACCCCTAAGCTGTGATGGTGTTTCAAAACATTCGGCAAATTCTGTATTAAATTCTTCAACCTTAGATATGCGCCTACGTAGTATACCAATCTCGGCATATTTTTTGGCGAGATCGCGTGAACGGTTTTTTGCATGTCGTAGCTTTGACTGGTGATCTTCTAGAATATCCGATATTCTATCTATTACTTTTTCATTTTCTACCATACGCTCATTTGCGCATTTTATTGAATCGAATGCATATTCTAATTCTATATTCGTGGATGCTATTTTTGTATCATGATCATTATGACACGTTTTGAGAGCATCAATACCTCGTTCGGCAATCATCATACGCTCTGCTAACCCTAAATTTACCCAATCATTTACACGTGATTCAATACGATCAAGTCGATTTGAGAATTGCGTAACGTGGGCTATTAACAGCTCGACTGATGCAACAAGCTCCCCGTGACTTGGTAGACGGTTTGTCGTTGGAACATTTATCATAGGTGTATAGTATTGCGCATATTGTTGCGCATATTGTTCTTTATATTGAGTATTATTATTTGTATTTGTATTTGATTGCATTGTTTAATTATCGATGTAGTATGTTTAACAGTTTATAATATTATAATATATATTATTATTCTTCAATTTTTTGTAATATATTATTAACTTTATTATAAAATGTTATCAATATAATAAATATGGAATAGTATTTATAGTATTAGTCATTATAGTAATAGTCATTATGCAATGATAAGTAATAATTATAAAAATAACAATTTTTATAACTATTATATTTTCAAATAACTTTTAAATCTTCTAGGGTGTAAATACTTATTTTTACTTATAAATTTATTAAACATTAATTGTAATAATTCCTGATGTTTTAGTAAGATTGTAAACAGTAGTTGAAACTAAGCCTAAACTAGTTGACAGAGCTGTATCTGTATAAGATGGTGAAGATGATGAGGGATTTGAAACAGTTCTATCCCCGCCTACATTCTTTAATAATTTTAATGTTCCTTGTCCTTGTTTTTTGATTGCCTTACCTTCTAATTCATTACTCGTATTAACAGTATCGGTATATGTTACTACTTCTATTGCACTATATTGTTTTACTGAAAATATTTTACCTGATATTACATTTAAATTTATATTCTCACTTAAATTCTTCAATTTACCTTCAAAATCAGTAACATCCGCATCGATATAATATGTTAATATTCCTGTCCCTATATTTATATTCGAAAAGTCGCATGTATTAGCATCATCGCTATTCCAACTTTGTATAATTAAAGCAGTAAAATTCCCAGAACCATTTATAGTCTTTTCATTAACACAATCTACGGTAACATAAAAGGTACCATTTTTTAATTCCGTATTAGGTGGAAATGTTCCAGAAAATGGAACTGCAGATGTTCCGCATCCGGCATTAAAATAAGTTTTATTACTAATTCCACTAAAGTCTTGGTTTCCATTTACGGATGACAATATATATATATCACCAGTTCCTGTAATTGCCATATTATCGATAGATTCTGATGCAGCAATATTTAATCTACCGTTTGTTACAAAGGTAGATGGGAATGATGAAGAATCCGATGAACCACCAACTGCAAATATTGTTCCACTGGGTAAGTTAGCGAAATCTTGTCCATATTCTACTGCGTCATATACAGTCACAATACTAGAACCGGTAATTGTTTTACCATCAGCAACCTCTGCTTTAATAGATAAATTACCGTTTGTTAAAAATTTTTCAGGCATTGATACATTTGTAACACCACCTAGAGAAAATACAGTGTTGTCTGGTAAGCCACCGAAAGATTGTCCTGATATCATAGCAGTTGATACAATTACAGCACCACCACCTGTAACACTTACACTTGAAATATAAGCAGCGGGAACAGTTAAAGTATTTCCAGTGGGAACAACGACAGTCCATCCAGAAAGACTAGCGCCATATGTAACACTACTAGAGAAGTTAGCAGTCTTTGTTCCACTAGCAGTCATGTTTGACAAATCGGTAGCAGCAGCCATGGCATTTACAGTTACATTACCAGCACCATCGATTGTTTCGCCAGACAAGTGAGCAGCACTTCCTACAATAGATGTTCCTGAAGATACTGTAACCTTATGTGAAAAATTATTGGCACTGGCAACAGTTAGGGTAAAAGCTCCGCTTAGTGTTGAAGCAACACCAGGAAATCTCGCAGCAGCATCTAATAAAGTATTAGCGCTCATGGAAACAGTAACTGTTCCTGTAGCAGTAATACCACTCAAAACAGCAGCTGGAGTATCATTTAATGCAGTAACGTTTATACCACCAGCAACGGTAACATTGACATTTGAAATACGAGCAGCAGTAATAGTTAAAAGTCCAGAAGAAACACCGACCTCCCATCCATAAAGACTAGCGCCATATGTAACATTACTAGAGAAGTTAGCAGTCTTTGTTCCATCAACAGTAATATTTGACAAATCGGTAGCAGCAGCCATGGCATTTACAGTTACAGCACCATCACCAGTAACAGTTACACCTGAAATATTAGCAGCAGAAACGGTTAAAGTTTTAGTAGAAGCAACAGTAACAGCCCAACCTGAAAGACTAGCACCATATATAACAC